GCCCGCGCACTCGCCGATCTGGTGACCCCGGGTACCACCCCCTCCCAGTGGAAGGGGGCTCGCAGCCGGGGGTTATTGCGAACTCTCTCCCCAGCGATTTTCCATTCCCAAGGGGGTGACGGTGATGGCTACCAAGAAGACCCCTCTACGGTCCGTGAGGCCTGGTGAGACGCCGTCTCCGTCCAAGCCCCTGACGATCTCCGAGGCCGCGGAGGTTGGTGACCGCCTCTCCGAGCTGCAAGCGATGCGCCGACGACTGGCCCAGGCCCTTGATGACCCGACGTGCCCGCCGCGGGACATGGCCGCCCTCTCCCGCCGGCAGCTGGAGATCGGCCGCGAGATCGACGCCATGAAGGCGGCCCAGGAGCGGGAGGCGACCGTTGACCATCGCGCCACCGAAGCCGAAGCCTGGGACGAAGCGGCTATCTGAGGCAGCTCGCCATCTGGTGGCGCCGACGGGCATCGTCAAGACCTACTGGAACGCCGTCCGGGATCAGTGCCTGGACCTCGGACTGGGGTTCGACCGGTGGCAGGACGGTGCCGGCCGCCTGATTCTCGCGCAGCGGGTGTCAGGCAAGTTCGCAGCGGGAATCGGCGGCGTGCACCTCAGCTGGCCCCGCCAGGTCGGCAAGACGTACCTCATCGGTGCCATCGTCATCGCGATGTGCCTGCTGCGGCCCGGGATGCTGGCCCTGTGGACTGCCCACCACGGCAAGACCATCAACGAGACCTTCCGCGCCATGCAGTCCATGGTGAAGCGGGCCAAGATCGCCCCTCACGTCCTCAAGGTGACCACCGGTAACGGCGACGAGGGCATCGAGTTCCGCAACGGCAGCCGCATCCTCTTCGGAGCGCGTGAGCACGGTTTCGGCCTGGGCATGACCAAGGTGTCGCTACTGATCTTCGACGAGGCCCAGCGACTCAAGCGCCGCACGGTCATGGACATGGTGCCGACGACGAACGCCGGAGAGAACCCGCTGGTGTTCTACATGGGCACCCCGCCCCGCCGCGACGACGACGGAGGCTGGGGGGAGTTGTTCACCGAGCGCCGTACAAAGGCGCTGGCGATCGAGGCGTCGCGTTCTCAGGGCGGCGACCCGAAGTGCAACATGCTCTACGTCGAGCTGAGCGCGGACCGGGACACGCTTCGGGATCAGATCGACTGGGAGCAGATCGCCCGCGCCAACCCCTCCTACCCCCACCGCGTCGACGCCGAGGCGATCGAGCGGATGTGGGAGCAGCTGGGACCCGACGGGTTCTTCTCGGAGGGCTACGGCATCTGGGACGAGCTCGAGCAGCTCGCCTCAGCGATCGACCCGTTCGCCTGGCGCGACCTGGCCGTCCCTGCCCCGCCGACGACCGAGGGTACGCGCTCCTACGGCGTGGTGTTCCACCGAGACGGCACCTCGGTGTCGCTCTCGGCCGCCCTCAAGCATCAGCACGGCGTGCACGTCGAGACGATCGCCCGCCGCCCGCTGACGGAGGGAACGCTCTGGCTGGTGGAGTTCTTCACTGCCGAGCGCGACGGCCGCCCCAGGCACCGCGAGGCCGCCCAGATCGTGGTGTTCGGCAAGGCCGGGTCGACCGGCCTCGCGAACGACCTGCGGCAGGCCGGCGTCGCGGCGAAGTGCCTGATCATCGGCACGCAGGACAACGCGATCACGGCCGCCACCACGCTGCGCGAGGCTGTGAACCGCGGCGAGGTGACCCACCTGGCCGACCCCGAGGTGCTGGACGCCTCGATCGTCGGCTCCAAGGAGCACAAGTCCGGCCAGTCCGGCGGCTGGGTACTGATCCCGAAGACCGACGAGGACGACTCGACCCCTGCGGAGTCGGTCGCACTGGCCCTGTGGGCCGCCAAGACGAGCAAGCGGCGACCAGGCCGTAGGACCACGGGAGGGGTGATGGCGTGACCGAGGTGACACCTTCCGCCGTCATCCCGCAGCAGCTCGGGACCGACGACCAGGCCGCAATGACCGAGCTCTGGCAGCAGCTCGCCGCGAAGCAGCGCCGCAACATCCTGCGCCGGAAGTACTACGACGCGAAGGCCGGCCTGCGGGACCTCGGCATCTCGATCCCGCCGCAGCTGCGCAACGTGGAGGTCGCCCTCGGGGCGCCCGCCAAGGGCGTGGACTCGATGAGCCGCCGCACGATCCTCGAGGGCTTCACGGCCGCCGACGCGGAGACCGCGGACCTCGGCCTGGACGACCTGTGGACCGGGAACCGGATGGAGATCGAGGCGCCGAACGCGCACACCTCAGCCCTGATCCGGTCCTGCGCGTTCGGGTTCGTCACCCAGGGCGACGTCGAGGCAGGCGAGCCGCCGGCGCTCATCACGACGCGGTCGGCCGAATTCGCCACCGGCATGTGGGACCGGCGCCGTCGTTCCCTGCGCTCAGCCCTGTCGGTCACGGAGGTCGACGAGGCCGGCGTGCCGACCGAGATGAACATGTACCTGCCGAACCGGACCGTCATCATGCGGTCGACCAGTGGCGGCAGGTGGGACCTGCGCCAGGTGGAGCACGACCTCGGCGTGCCGGTGGAGCTGCTGGCCTACAAGGCGGAGCTGGACCGGCCGTTCGGCCGGTCCCGCATCACCCGCCCGGTCATGTACCTGACCGACGCCATGGTCCGCACGGCGCTGCGCACCGAGGTCTCGGCCGAGTTCTACAACGCCCCCCAGCGGTACGCCCTGGGCGCCGACGAGGAGGCCTTCAAGGCCAAGGACGGTACGGTCGCCCCGGCCTGGCAGGTGCTCCTGGGCCGCATGTTGACCCTCTCGCGTGACGAGGAGGGCGAGCTCCCCACGGTCGGCCAGTTCGCGCAGCAGTCGATGGTCCCGAACCTCGACCAGATGCGGTCCCTGGCGCAGCAGCTCGCCATGGAGCTGTCCCTGCCGGTCGGCTCGCTCGGCATCGTGCAGGACAACCCGTCCAGCGCCGAGGCGATCAAGGCGGCGTGGGAGGAGCTCGGCACGGAGATCGAGCACTGGCAGCGCACCGCGCTGTCCCCGGCGTGGGAGTCCATCGTCCGCATGGCGCTGTCCATCGTGGATGACTCGCCGGCCGCGATGGCCACCTACCGCACAATCCGGGCCCGCTGGGGCGCCTGGTCGACGCCGTCGGAGGTCTCACGGGCACAGGCATCCGCAGCTCGAGTTCAGGCGAACCCGCGGCTGGCCGGGACGGACGTCGAGCTGGAGAAGCAGGGCTTCACGGACGACGAGATCCGTCGCATCAAGGCCCAGTGGGCTCGAGAGGCGTCGCGATCAAGTCTCGCTGCCCTCACCGCCTCGGCTGCCGGACGATCTGCGCCGGCAGCCGAGCCGCAGGAGTCCAGCGTCGCGACGGACGCCGCCGCACAGAAGGCCCAGTTCGACGCTCTCGGCGTGGCTATCCGCGCCGGCGTGGACCCCGACGACGCCGCACGCCGGCTGGGCCTCGACGGCATCCAGTTCACGGGCGCAGTTCCGGTCTCTCTGCGCCTTCCGGAGTCGGAGGCTGCCGAACTCGAGGAGGCCTGATGGCCACCCCGGGGCAGGTCGACGAGTTCCGGACCGCGAACGCCGAGCTGATCGCCCAGGTTGAGGACCGCCTGGACGAGTTCTGGGCCACCGCGAGCTCGGGCAACCCGGTCGCGGCGCTGAACGCGCTGCTGAACTTCGTGCCGCTGCTGACGCAGCAGTTCGGGGAGATCGCGGCCGAGGTGGCGATGGGCTGGTTCGAGGAGCTGCGGTTCGACGCCATCGACCAGGGCCTGATCGCCGCCGTCGGGCGCGCGACGTCGTTCGAGGTGGTCCGCACAGACCCGCAGATCCTGGAGATCTCGGCCGCGGCGCGCTCGTACTGGCAGCACCGCCTGGCGACGGACGGTACCGACGTCGTGGTGGCCAGCATCAAGGACTCCGCGACGCGGGCCGTGCGCCAGTCTGGCCGGGAGGCGATCACCCGCAACGCGGACCGTGACCCCGCCGCCCGTGGGTGGCAGCGCATGACGCGCTCCGGCGCGTGCCGGTTCTGCCGCGCGCTGGCCGCGCGCGGCGGTGTCTACACGCGGCACAGCGTGCGGTTCGCAGCTCACGGCCCGAAGTGCAACTGCGTGGCCGCGCCGACGTGGGACCGCGGCGCGCCGGAGGTCGAGACGTTCGCCTACACCGTCTCGCAGACGACGGCGGGCCTGACCGACGAGCAGCGCCGCATCAAGCAGGAGCGGGTCGCCGCCTGGCTGGAGCGCAAGTTCCCGGGCGAGAGCGACCACCCCACCGGTGAGCACACCACCGACGACTGATCTTCCCGCCGCACGGCGGAAGCAAACACCCCAATCCACCACCGCACGGCCCGCACGGGGCGCGCGGCGATCCCGCACGGGAGGACGACTGATGAGCACCGAGACCCCGGCACCTACGCCGACCCCTACCCCTCCGGCCGAAGGCGCCCCGACGCCGGCCCCGCCCACCACCGAGGCTCCTGCACAGGAGCCGGACTGGAAGGCCGAGGCCCGCAAGTGGGAGGCCCGCGCCAAGGAGAACAAGAGCGCGGCCGAGAAGCTGGCCGAGCTCGAGGAGGCGCAGAAGACCGAGGCGCAGAAGCTCGCCGACCGAGCCGCTGCCGCCGAGGCCAAGGCTGCCGAGTACGAGCGCAAGGAGCAGGTCGCCAAGTGGAAGGACGAGGTCGCAGAGAAGACCGGCGTCCCCGCGAAGGCCCTGGCCGGCTCGTCGCTAGAGGAGATCCGGGCGCACGCCGAGACCCTCAAGCCGCTCATCGCTCCGGCCGAACCGCAGACCCGTAAGGGAGCGATCGGCCCGTACGTCCCCAGCGAGGGCAAGGCCCCCGCAACCCCTCTCAACTCGGATGCGCTGGAAGACGCGCTCCGGGCCAAGCTCGGCATCTCCTAGGAGGAGACCATGGCGATCACCGCCGCAACCAAGCTCAGCGACTTCGAGGGGTTCCTGACCCCCGAGCAGTCGGCCCCCATCTTCGACGAGGCCGCCCGGCAGTCGGCCGTGCAGGCGCTCTCTCCGCGGATCCCGCTCGGGATCTCCGGCCAGGCCATCCCCCACGTGACCAGCAAGCCGACGGCGAACTGGGTTGGCGAGGCCGGCCAGAAGCCCGCCACCAAGGGTGGCCTCGGGCTGATCTCGATGGCCCCGAAGAAGCTGGCCGCGATCGCGGTCATGTCTTCGGAGGTCGTGCGGGCGAACCCGGGCAGCTACGCGACCCTCCTGCGCGGCCACCTCGCCGAGGCGTTCTCGACGGCGTTCGACCTCGCTGCCCTGCACAACGTGGGTGGTGACGGCACCGGCACGGGCCCGTTCGACAACTACATCGACGAGACAACCAAGTCGGTCGAGCTCGGCACGGCCGCCGCGGCGGACGGTGGCGTGTACGCCGACCTCAACTCGGCGCTGGCCCTCCTGGTCAACGACAAGAAGAAGCTGCGCGGCTGGGCGTTCGACGACGTCGCGGAGCCCATCCTGAACAGCGCCGTGGACCTCAACGGCCGCCCGCTGTTCGTGGACGCCACCTACGAGAACACCTCCCTGGACGCGGGGCGTCTCCTGCGCCGCCAGGCGGTGTACGCCGAGGGCATCGGCACCGACGTGGTCACCGGCACCCCGAACACGGGTGGCATCGTCGGCTACGCCGGCGACTGGTCCAAGACCGCGTGGGGCGCCGTCGGCGGCATCTCGTTCCGCGTCTCGACCGAGGCGACGGTGACGATCAACGGTCAGCTGACCTCGCTGTTCGAGAACAACCTGGTGGCGGTCCTGGCGGAGGCCGAGTACGGCTTCGTCGTGGCCGACACCGAGGCATTCGTCACCATCACCGAGAACACGGAGGGCTGACCGATGGCGAAGGAGCGCGTCGTCAAGGAGCGCGTGACGCTGGTCAGCCCCAAGGGCACCTCGGTGACAGCCGGGAGCGACCTCGCGCGCCGCCTGGTCGCCAAGGGATACAAGGCCACCGGTGGGCACCTCCCCGCCGCTCCGGCAGAGCCCGCCGGCGACCCGGCAGCCCCAGCCCCCGAGCCACAGGAGCCGCCCGTAGAGCCCGCCGGCGACCCGGCCGGCGACGTCGAGCGGCCCTCGCGTGGCGCCTCCCTGGCGGCGTGGGCTGGGTTCGCGGACACCGTGGGGTTCACCTACCCCGAGGGCGCCACGCGCGACCAGATCCGCGACGCGTACGAGGCCGAGCACCCGGCCGAGTGATCGTGGTGCACGGCGGATCATCCCCGCCGTGCACCGCCCACCTGGTGGCGGGCGCGTCAACGCGTGCCCCGGTGATCCACGCATACCGCGCGAAGGCGGCTCGGGGCTCTTCTCTGCCGGGGTCCTTTCCGCCCTGTCATGAGCTGTCCTGCGTGCCCGCCACCACACCCCCGAGGAGGTCGTCATGGCCCTGACCGTTCCCCCTGCGTTCGCGACGACGGAGCAGGTGGAGGCCCGCTGGCGAACCCTCACGGAGGCCGAGGCGACGCGGGCGACTCAGCTCCTCCTGGACGCCTCGCAGCTCATTCTCGACGAGGACATGCACGGTGTCCTGGCTGACCTGACCGCCCCGACGCAGACCCTGGTCAGCGTCACGTGCTCCATGGTGATCCGCGCCATGGCGTCGGGTGTCGAGGCGGGTCCGCCGGCCACCCAGACGTCGTGGGGCGCGGGCCCGTTCAACGCCTCGACCACGTTCGCCAACCCGACCGGGGACCTGTACCTGACGAAGTCGGAGCGCCGGCGCCTGGGGTTCTCCCGGCAGCGGGCCGGCGCGGTGGACATGTGGGCGGGCGCCTACGAGACCACCGCGCCGGTGGAGGAGACGATCTGACGTGGCCGCGATACCGGCGCTCATGACGCCGCACACGGTCACGGTGCAGCCCCTGACGGGCTCGGGCGGCATGGGCGACGTCTTCGGGCCCGCGGTGCCGGACATCCCGGCCATGGTCGAGGAGGGCGCGACGCTCGTCCGTGACCCGGGGGGTGCCGAGGTGGTGTCGTCGGCCAAGGTGCACTGCGCCTGGGAGGTCGTGGCCCCGCCCGGATCGCTGGTCACCGTGTGGTCCGGGACGGGCAAGGAGCGCACGGCCGTGGTCATCACGAGCGGCGGCGCGCCGCACCCCACCTTGCCGTCGTGGCAGACCCTGGCGCTGACGTGAGCGGCATGAGCGCGGCCCAGATCATCGCGCGGATGCGCGCTGCGGCCGCCGACGGCCTGAACGAGAGCGCGGAGCTGGTCCGGAAGGTCACGCGCGAGCGGACGCCGGACGACCCCGCCACGAGCGGGGATGACCTGCCCGGGTCGCTGACGGTCGACGAGGCCACGCCAGACCACCTGGAGGCCGCCGTCTACACGGACTCCGAGTACGCGGTCTACCAGCACGAGAACCTCACGCTGAGCCACCCGACCGGGCAGAGCAAGTTCCTGGAGACCGGCACCCTCGACTCCCGCGCGGAGGTCGAGCAGATCCAGGCCGCCGCGGTGCGCCGGAAGCTCGGCTAGTCCCGGCGCAGGTACTTCACGGCCGCCGCGACGACCGCCGCGAACCCGCCGAGGAACAGCAGGAAGACGGGCGTCGTCCAGCCGACGGCGACCAGCACTTCCTCGGACACGAACATCGCCACCACGAGCAGGACCCAGGCGGCGACGAGTCCCCAGATGACCCACTTCACCCATCGCTTCATGCCCTGATCGTCGCACCCGCGCCCGCGCGCGCATAGGAATCCTGGGGGTGATCCGTGAAGGACTCCGAGGCGATCGTGGCCCTGGCCGGGATCCTCGCGGCTCGCGGTGTCGGCGTCTGGAAGCCGGCGGGCGGGTACACGGCCGCTGAGACGGCCATCTTCTACGGCCCGATCGGCACGACGCCGGACCGGGCCATCGGCATCACGCGCTACGGCGGCTCGCCGGACGCGACGTACGACGGCGACCCGGGCCCGCGCCTGATCCAGGTGCGCGTCCGTGGCCTGCCCGGCAACCCGGTGTCGGCCGATGACCTGGCCGACGCGGTCGACGCCGTCCTGCGGCGCATGACCCGCACAGCGGGCCTCTCCTCGGCGTGGGCATCCGGCCCTCTGCCTCTCGGTGCCGACGGCAGTCGCCGGACCGAGCTGTCCCTGAACTACGCAGTCACCCTGGAGGACTGACCCATGCCCGAATCCCCCACGCTCCCGGCCGGTGCCGAGCTCGGCAAGTCGTACGAGTACGGCGTCGACGTGGACACCTCGGCCACCGAGACGCCGTCGTGGACGCCGGTGCGCCGGATGTTCAACTTCGTGCCGTCGCCGACCGCGATCACGCAGAGCGCGCAGACCTACGACGACTTCGGCGCGCCGAACGACGACGTGTCCGGCTGGGGCTGGACCGTGGCGTTCTCGGTGTACGTCAACCGCGTCCCCACCACGGGCCTGATCCCGGAGCTCAAGGCGCTGTTCGACCGGACGCGCCCCGAGTCGAAGGGGTCGGCGGCCGTGATCCCGGTGCGCTGGTACCACAAGCCCGAGGATGACGCGCTGATCGACCCGAACGACGCCTTCGAGGGTGTCGCCACGGTCGCGATCGTGCGCGGCAACACGGGCCCCGACGGCACCAACGAGATGTGGAACGTCACCCTGACCGGCAAGGGCCCGCACAAGAGCATCACGAACCCGTGGACCGGCTGGGAGCCGGTCGTCCCGTGATCCTGGGGGACCTCGGCGAGCACATCGCCGCGATCACGGGCGAGGCCGCGCTGGAGCTGCCGTACGCCGGCAAGACGTACCTGGCGCCCCAGCCTGGCATCGCCCGTGGTGTGCGGTGCACGCAGTACCTGGCGGCCAAGACGCCGCAGGAGCGCGCGGAGATCCTCGGCGAGGAGACCCTGCCGGACCTGACGCTCACGGCCGCCGTCGTCGAGCAGATGGACGCCGACGACGTCCCGGCCGCCGCCATCGGCACGTTCGCCCTGGTGGCCCTGGTGGCTTGGGTGCGTGGGCAGAAGGCGGCCGAGGAGTACGTGGCCCGCCTGCGCTCGAACACCACGGGCGGTGAGGGCTCGGGGGAAGCCGCGAGCGGTTCCCGGTCACGGAAGCGGACTGGGACCGCTACGGCGTCGGCACGAAGGACCCGGAAACCGGCCTCTGGTCGGACTACCGGCTCCCGCGCCACCTCCTGAGCAAGGCGCCGTCCCGCGACCAGGCGCGCGTCGTGGGCTGGCCGGACATCCTGCCGCGCTGGTCGCTCGTCGTGGCCGACCTGGCCCGCCTGTACGGCATCGACCTGACCGACCCGGCCACGTGGGAGCGCCCGTGGGCGCCCGTGCGGGGCCTGATCCTCGCGCTCCTGAACGAACCCACGTCCCGCCTGCGGGCTGCTCTCGGAGGGGGTGACTGATGCGCGTCGCCGAGCTGGAGTCCCTGTTCACCGCCAAGGTTGACGACTTCACCAAGGGTGCCGACAAGGTCGAGAGTCGGCAGAAGGCGCTCGACGGCAAGACGGTCACAACGCCGTTCGATGCGGACATCACCAAGGCCGAGGCCAAGGTCGAGGAGTACACCCGCGAGCTGGAGATTCTCCGGCACATGGACGCCTCGCCCGAGGTGGACGCTGACATCACCAAGGCGGAGGCGTCGCTCGGCAAGGCGGAGGCGCGCCTGCGCGCGGTCTCAGGGCTGCGCGCCGAGTTCGAGGTCACGGCGGACGTCTCGGACGCCGAGGGCGAGCTGGAGGGCCTGGCCGACGAGGCGGAGGCCGCAGGGGCCGACGGTGGCGAGCGGGCCGGGAACGCGCTCGGCGGGCGCATCATCGCCGCGCTGGCCGCGATCCCCATCGCGGGCTCCGTGATCCAGATCGGCCAGGCGCTCGGTGACGCGCTGCTGTCCGGCCTCGACAACGAGGTGCGGGCGGACACGCTGGCTGCGCGCACGGGGCTCGACGAGGCCACCGTGGCGCGCCTGGGCCGGGCAGCCGGCGAGGCGTACGCCAGCAACTTCGGCGAGTCCATCGAGGCCAACATGGACACCGCGCGCGTCGCGGTGGAGACCGGCCTGCTCGACCCGAAGTCGACCGACCGGGACGCGCAGGCCGTCATCCAGTCCCTGTCCGGCGTCGCCGACGTGCTCGGCGAGGACATCCCGAACGTGGCCCGAACGGCGTCGCAGATCCTGCGCACCGGCCTCGCGAAGGACGCGGCCGGGGCGTTCGACCTGATCGTGGCCGGCCAGCAGGCCGGGCTGAACGTGTCCGAGGACTGGCTGGACACGCTGAACGAGTACGGCACGCAGTTCCGCAACCTGGGCCTGGAGGGCCCGGAGGCGCTCGGGCTGCTGTCGCAGGCGGTCCAGGCCGGCGCCCGGGACACCGACATCGCGGCGGACGCGCTCAAGGAGTTCGCGATCCGCGCGGTGGACGACTCCACACTGACCGCCGAGGGCTTCGAGGCGATCGGCCTGTCCGCCTCCGAGATGGAGGAGGCCGTCGGCAAGGGTGGCGACTCCGCGGCCGAGGCCCTGGGCAAGACCCTGGACGGCCTGCGCGAGATCGAAGACCCGATCGCCCGCAACGCCGCCGCCGTGGCCCTGTTCGGCACGCAGGCCGAGGATCTGGGCGCCGCGCTGTTCGCGATGGACCTGGACGGCGCCGCGGCGAAGTTCGACGGCCTCGACGGGGCCGCCGACCGCGCGCTCGCGACGCTCGGCGACAACACGGCGGCGAAGGTCGAGCAGGCGCAGCGCTCGATCGAGCAGGCGGCCGACGGCGTGCAGGGCGCCCTGGCCGAGGCGTTCGCACCGCAGCTCAACGAGCTCGCCGACTTCGTCTCGACGCATCGCGAGGACATCGTCGGCATGCTGTTCGATGCCGCCGATGGCGCGGTGGCGTTCGGCCGGGCGCTGGTGGATGGCACCGCGACCGGCATCGAGGCGCTCGGCGACTTCGCGGGGTCCATCGGGCCCCTGATCGACGGCGCCGCAGACCTGGCCCTCGCGATTGACCACGCACTGCCCGGCGATCAGGAGGCCCTGGCCTTCCGCGAGTGGGCCGACGGCGCGGTCGAGAACCTGGCGAAGTTCGACGAGGGCACCGAGAAGACGGCCGAGCAGATCCGCACGTCCCTGATCGACAACGCCCTCGACCCCGCTCAGGAGAAGATCGCCGGCCTGCGCGTGCCGGCCGAGACCGCCGCGGCCCTGTCCGACGCGACCAACATCCTGTCCAAGCAGATCGGGCGCGTCGGGTTCGCGGCCGACGGGTCGCAGCTCTCCCTGGAGCTCCTGAACGGCGAGATCGACACCTCCACCGCCGAGGGCAAGCGCCTGGACGGGCAGATCCAGCGCGTGCGCGAGTCGCTGTACGACCAGGTGCGCGCGGCGTCGGCCGCCGGCGAGGGGCAGGCGTCGCTGCGTGACCGGGTGCGCACCGCACGGGCCGCGTTCATCGACCAGATGGAGGCGATGGGCCTGACCCGGGCCGAGGCCCGGAACCTGGCCGACGAGTATGGCCTGATCCCGAAGAAGGTCGTGACCGAGATCCGGGGCGACGGCCGGCAGGCGCGCGCGGAGGCTCGCGGCACGAAGAAGTACATCGACGGCCTGAACGCGGCGATCAAGGTCGCGGCCGACGGTGGCACCGCCTACGAGCAGGCCAACGCGATCGTCGACTACATCAACGGCCTGAACGCCACGATCGACGTCTACGACCGGCACGTGTCCTCGGGCCTGCCCGGGTCGCGCTCGGGCGGCATCACGCGTGCCGAGGGCGGCTGGGTCTACGGGCCCGGCACCCCGACGTCGGACTCGATCCCGGCCTACCTCTCGAACGGCGAGTTCGTGGTGAACGCGCGCGCCGCGGCTCGGCACCGGGACCTGCTGGAGGGCATCAACGACTCCGGGCGGATCCGTCGGGCCGAGGGTGGGCAGGTCGGCGGCGTGACGCGGTCGATCAACGTGACCTACGTCGGCGGCGGCAACCCGGTGCGTGACCTGATGCTGGCGGATCGGGCCCTGGAGCTGCTGGAGGTGCCCGCGTGAGCTTCTTCGTCCTGGTCACCCCCGCCTCGACCCCGCCGACCCCGACCGTTCCGCGTGACCTGACCCTGGCCCTGGAGTCGTGGGACGGGTCGCGGTCGCTGAGCCTGTCGGACGGGCCGGTGCGCTGGAAGGCGGGAGCGACGGGGCTCGAGGTGGCGCCGTCGGACATCCTCGGGTCGGCCACCCCGGGCGTGGCCGGCATGTCGATGTCCGGGGTGTCCTACCCGGCGCGGCCTGTGCTGCTGCCGCTGACCATCGCGGGCTCGGGCTGGCCGGGTCTGCACGAGGCGCTGGAGTCCCTGCGCGACATCACCGACCCGGCGCGCGGGCTCACCCCTGACGGGTCGTTCCGGCTCGTGGCCACGACGCCGGCGGGGACGCGGCGGCTCGGGCTGGTGTACCGCTCGGGGCTGGAGGGTCTGGGCGTCGCGTCGCACGTGCGGCAGAACGTCGTCCTGGACCTCCTGGCACCGCAGCCGTTCGCGGAGGACCGCGACACGCAGTCGCGGCCGTTCCAGCTCGCGGCACCGGACCGGCCGTTCCTGACGACGCCGGGCGCCCCGAACGTGTGGGGCTCGCTGAGCCTGGTCTCCTCTCGGATCGCGGGCCCGGACACGCCCGTGGTGATGGCCTCGACGGTGCCCGTGTTCCCGACGTTCACCATCACCGGCCCGGCCGACTCGGTCCTGATCACCGGCACGAACGGGCTCCGGCTCGACGTGCCCGCGGGGCTGGAGGCAGGGCAGGTGCTGGAGGTGGTGTCGAGCTCGCGCGGCAAGAGTGTGCGCCTGGACGGTGAGCTCGCGGCGAGCGCGCTTGCCCGCGGGTCGCGCCTGGCGCCGTTCGGCCTGGGCACCACGGTCCTGTCGGTGTCGGCCCCGGGCGCGACCGGGGACACGCGCCTGGTGGTCTCGTGGCGCGGCCTGCACAGGAGCCTGCTGTGACGTGGACGATCACGCCCCGTGACGCGGACCTCGGGCGCACCCTGGACGACGTCTCGGACTGGGCGTCCCTCGACGTGGTGGAGCGGTACAACCAGCCCGGCACGTGGGTGCTCTCCGGGCCCACGCAGGCGCTGGCCGCCTTCACCCCGGACATGGGATGCATCCTCGACCGCGACGGCAAGCAGGCGGTCTCCGGGATGCTGCGGGCCATCGACCGGACCTACCAGCATGACGACGAGGGGAACCTGGTCGACACGCTCACGCTCGGGTTCGTCGAGGACAACTCGCCGCTGTGGTGGCGCCTGTGCTGGCCGGACCCGTCCCATGCCCTGACCTCGACCCTCTCGACGTTCGCCGCGGCGCACGACGTGCGCACGGGCGCGCGGGAGACCATCCTGCTCGGCTACATCGGTGCCAACCTGGGCCCGGCCGCGCCGGTCGCATCGCGCCGGCATCCCGGCCTGGTGCTGCCGACGTCGTCGGGCCGCGGCGGGTCCACCACGTGGCGCGCGCGCATGGACGTGCTGGGCGACGTCGTCGCATCCCTCGCGGAGGCGGGCGGCCTGCGGGTGCGGGTCGTGCACGACGAGCCCTCTCCCGACACGCCGCGCCTGCTGACCGAGATCACCACCGTGACCGACCGCTCGGCGAACGTCGTGTTCGGCGGCCCGGACACCGCGCGGGCCATGGGCACGATCGAGTCGTTCCGGTACTCACTGTCCGCGCCCGACGCCACGGCCGCCATCGCGTTCGCCGCCGGCGAGCTGACAGCGCGCGAGGCCGCGATGCGGGTGGACTCCGTCGCCGAGGGCATCTGGAACCGCCGCGTCGAGGCGCTGGTGGACCAGCGGCAGACCGACGACCAGGAAGTGGTGGACGACGCCCTCACCGAGCGCCTGGAGCAGAGCGCGTCCCCGAGCACCACGAGCTTCCAGGTCTCGCCGATCGGCGGCCTCCAGTACGCCACCGACTTCTTCCTGGGCGACGTCGTCGGCGTCGAGCTCCCGGGCGTGCCGCTGGCGATCTCCGACCGCCGCCTGCGCGAGGCCGCCACCACCATCCGCCCCGGCCAGGCCGACCAGCTCTCGCTCGTCGTCGGCAGCCCGGGCGCGGAGATCCGTTCCACCAGCGCCGCCGCCCGCCTGAACCGCGTGCTGCGACGCCTGGCCATGATCGAGAGGAGCCGCTGATGGCTGATGTGCAGACGTCCGCGCCGCTGGTCGACGAGAACCTGACCGACCAGGGGTGGCGCGCCGTGCACGCCGGATACGCGGGGATCGTCGGCGATGTCGACGGGTCCGCGTTCGGCCTGACCCTGCCGCCGTCCACCGACGTCGCCGAGATCGGGTCGGCCACCCAGCCCTCGCGCGTAGTCGTGGACGGGTTCGCCCTGGAGGTACCCGAGGGGTCCACGCAGTCGCTGGAGATCCCGCCGTCGTCGGGCGGCGGGACGAACGGGCGCACGGACCTGATCGTGGCCCGCCTGAACCCGTCGTCGTTCACGACGGCGCCAGGTCCCGTGCGTCTGCACCGCGTGGCGGGGACAGAGGGCTCCACGGCCCGGCCGGCCGCGGTGTACCAGCCCAACGGCATCCGTGACGTGGCCCTGTACGCGATCCGCCGACGGCAGGGCGAGTCCCTGAACCAGGCGATCGTGACCGACCTGCGGCCCCGGATCGGGAACGTCTACGACGTGCCGATCAACGGCACGCTGCCCACGAACGTCCCGCTCGGGTCGCGCGCCTCCCGCGGCTTCACCCTGTACAGGCGCGACAACGCCGGCTCGGGCATCGACTGGATCGAGGAGGCGCTGCCCCGCGAGGTGGTCGAGGGGATCACGGCTATCGCGCTGCCGGGTGAGGGGTTCCTCCGGCAGGACGGATCCCGCATGGTGCGCGACGGAGTCGATGGCAAGGACCGGTTCCTCAAGCTCGTGGTCTGGAAGGGATCGCCGGCGCGGAACCCGAACCCGGCGGCGGACGGCCGGCTGTGGGTCGGCACCATCCACGACCAGGACAGGCCCATCGGCCCGGACCAGACGCCTCTGACCGGGTGGGCGATCGACCAGGGCGGCACGGAACGGGCGGCCATCGGTCACATCGCCCCGAACGGGCAGATCTGGTGGACCTGGGCCTCGGTGAACAGCCCGTTCGGGGCGGACGGCCGCGACAAGACGCTGGTACTGACCGGCTCGTGGAAGGTGGCGTGACATGCCGATCCGTATCGACCCTGCCCCCGTTCGCGACAGCGAGACGGGCGAGCTCGACCCGGCGCTGATCGGCCAGCAGGTGCAGATCGTCACCCGCGGCACGACCACCCCGTTCCCGATCCAGGACGGCGCGACCGATCCCATCACGGACTCGCTGGTCACGGTCTCGACGGCGTTCACCACGCCGACGGTCTACGTGGCCGACGGCGTCGAGATCGCGGACCTGTACCTGGACTGGTACCAGGCCAGCTCGGGCAAGCGCGGTCCGGTCGCGTTCGAGGCTGTGCTGCGCGACGAGGCGAAGGCCGCGCGGACCGAGTCCGCCGCATCCGCCGCAGCCGCGCAGCAGGCCCTCGTGGACCTCCAGGCGTACATCGCAGCCAACCCGGGCGGCGGTGGCGGCGTCTCGGCGCACGGCGCGCTGTCGGGGCTGACCACGGGCGACGACCACACGCAGTACCTGAACAATGTGCGCGGCGACGCGCGCTACTACCCGCGCGCCACGGTCGACGCCATCGCGAGCTCCGCGACGAACGTGGCGACGGCGTACGCCCGCCAGCGCGTGAACCACACCGGCACCCAGGGCATCGAGACCATCGTGGGCTTGCAGGAGGCGCTCGACAACGCGGGCGGAGAGGCGGGCCCGGACGTGCCGCGCGTGGTGATCGTGGCCAGCGGCTCCGAGGCGCGCCCCGAGGGCCCGGCGTCGGTCATCTGGCTCGACGCGCGCGCGGACCAGAGCACCCCGCCGACGAACATGGGCGAGAACGACATCTGGGCGGCCGGCTCGTTCACCGCGGGTGCCGACCTCGTGCCTCCGAGCGTCCCGACTGGTCTGACCACGGGCTCGATCACGGCGTCCGGCGTCACCCTGTCCTGGGCGGCGAGCACGGACAACGTGGGCGTGACGGCGTACGAGGTGCGCCGCGACGGCTCGGTCTCGCTCGGCGTGGCCGCGGGCACGTCGCGCGTCATCACCGGCCTGTCGCCGAGCACGGCCTACACCCTCCAGGTCCGCGCCCGGGACGCGGCGGGGAACTGGTCGGCATGGTCGACGGCGGCGTCGTTCTCGACGTCGGCCAGCTCGGACACGACGGCCCCGACGCCACCGACCGGTCTCGCCTCGTCCGGCATCTCGTCGTCGGGCTTCACGGTCACGTGGGGTGCCGGCACGGACAACGTCGGGGTGACCGGCTACGACGTGCGGCTCAACGGCGGCTCGCCGACGACGGTCGCGGCGGACCCGCGCTCGCGCGCGTTCACCGGCCTCACCGCGAGCACCGCGTACACGGTCGAGGTCCGGTCGCGCGACGCCGCGGGGAACACCTCCACCTGGGCCTCGCTCGGGGTCACCACTCTCTCGACGGCCGCCGACACGTACAACGTCTTCGGCACCTCGGCCCCGCCCGGCACCTACACGTGGGGAACCGACGGCACGCCGTACATCGTCGTCGGCATGGGGTTCCGCTGCACCGAGGCGGGCGCGCGCGCGGTCGGCGGGCGGACCTGGATTCCGACGGCGGCCAGCGGCTCGCTGCCCACCGAGGCGACCTTCTACCTGTTCGGCCCGAACCAGGGCCTGGACTCCACCCCCGTGCAGACCAAGGTCGTCTCCACGGCCGGCGCGACGGCGGGGAGCTGGGTCGAGGCGCTGTTCGACACCCCGCAGGCGATGGGCCCCACCGAGGTCTGGATGATCGGCGTGCGGTTCACCGGCACCGGCGACGCGGGCAAGTACCCCTTCGGCTCGGGCGTCCGGGCCTCTGGGTCCGCGGTGCCGTCGGTCGGGCCGCTCGGCGAGGACTTGGGCTGGATCGAGTACGGCACGGCGCTGAGCTCGGCGCACCGGATCGGCACGGGCAGCGTCGTCGCCGGGGCATCCAACGACCACGCGCGCGCGCTCGACATCATCGTCGACCTGCAGGGCTGAGAGGAGGCCGGCATGGAGCTCCTCGACTCCGCAGGTAACCCGCTCCCGCTGCGCGACTGGCAGGGCAACCTGCTGGTCGTGCGCGGGTACGGCGAGTTCCCGCACGAGAGCCCGCTGACCGACGTGCACACGCCGTACGGCGTGCAGCCGGCGGGGCAGAGCGGGTACGGCGACCCGGTGTTCTCGGACGAGTTCAAGGCCGGGTCGCTCGACGCCGGCAAGTGGCTGCCGTGGTACCCGGACGTCCCGTTCTGGAACACGACGACGCCCGGCGGCCACAAGACGAACAGCAACGAGCCGCAGGGGTACGACCCCTCGGCGATCTCCTTCGACGCCGACGGCATGGTGCTCACCATGCGCGAGGAGGAGACCGTGCCCGGGCTGGCCTACACCAGCGGCATGGTCTGCTCGTACCCGTCGTTCAACCCGGTCTACGGGTACTTCGAGGCGCGCATGAAGCTCTCGAACACGGCGGGCGCGTGGCCGGCGTTCTGGATGTTCCCGACGGACCACTCGTGGCCGCCGGAGATCGACATCATGGAGAACGACGGCAAGGCGTCGTTCAACCTCCAGACCTACCACACGTTCCACTACCCGCGGCCGACGCCGGGCGGCTCCTCCAGCACGGTCCGCGGCTTCGCGTCGGACGTCGGCAACGACTTCCACGTCTTCGGCTGCCGCTGGGAGCCCGGCCGCATCCGCTGGTACGTGGACGGGGCGCTCGTGAAGGACCTGACGATCGACCCCTCCTACGCGGACAAGCAGATGTTCCTCATCTGCAACTTCGCCGGCCAGCAGGGCTCCACCCCGGCCGTCCCCGCGAGCGTGAAGGTCGACTACATCCGCGCCTGGGCCCTGCCCGCCTGACCCCACGAGAAGACAGGGGGCCACGTGGACCCACAGCTACTCGGCACCGGCGGCGTGGGCGTCACGCTGCTCGCCGTCGTCATCTATCTGCTCCGGCAGAACTACGCCGACCGCCGCCAGTACCAGACCCACATCGCCGAGGTGGAGCAGCGCACATCCGAGGCGATCACGAAGGCCGAGGCGCGATCCGAAGCCGAGATAGCCAGCCTGCGCACCGAGGTGCGCGAGCTGCGGACCGAGCTCGACAAGGAGCGCCGCCTGCGGTGGGCGGCCGAGGACGACGCCGCGAAGTACCGGCGGCTGCACGAGGCCGCACAGCCCGGAGGTGGCATGCCGTGACCGAGGTAGAACGCGCCGAGAAGATCGCGCGAGGACCGCGCCGCAGGTTCCTGCAGAACGTGGTCCTGGTGATAGCGCTCGTGCTGTCCTTGGGTGCGCTCGTCGTGGCCCTGCACGGGCAGCAGCAGCGGGCTGCGGAGGCGGAGACGTCGGCCGTGTCGCTGGCCCAGCAGATCCAGGCCGCGTGCGAGTCGCAGGGGTCCCTGGACCTCGACGGCCGCGACCTGTGCAAGCAGGCCGACGACGTCGTCGACGGCGCGCCCCTCGCCGGACCGGCCGGCCCCCAGGGCCCGCCCGGTCCGACGGGGGCCACCGGGGCGACGGGCGCGACGGGCAGGCAGGGCGAGCAGGGCCCGCGCGGCCCGGCCGGTCCGCCGGGACCAGCGGGCGCGGACGGCGCGGACGGCACCGCCGGCGCGACGGGCGAGACCGGTGCTGCGGGGAACGACGGCGTGGCCGGCGAGCCGGGCGCCACGGGGCCGCAGGGCGCGACAGGGCCGCAGGGTCCCGCCGGGCCAGCAGGAGCGACCGGCCCGGCCGGCGCGGACGGCCGCGGCATCTCGAAGGTCGAGTGCCTGTCCACGGGCGACTGGGTCTTCACCTACACCGACGGCACCGCGACGACCGTGCCCGGCCCGTGCCGCGCGCCCGCGCCCACCCCGACCCCCTCCCCGATGAAGGGCAAGTGACATGGCCAGAACCACCGACATGGCCGACATCCTGCGCAAGGCGGGATGCAAGGTCATCGAGATCCCCGGATGGAAGGAGCGCGGCCACGGCGCCCTGTCGTCCGTGAGCGCGATCATCTGCCACCACACCGCGACGAACGCCGACGCGCGCGGCAACTACCCGAGCCTGGGCATCGTCCGCGATGGCCGCTCCGACCTGGCCGGCCCGCTCGCGCAGCTCGGCCTCGGCCGCGACGGCACCTGGTACGTCATCGCCGCCGGGATCTCCTGGCACGCCGGCGCCACCCAGTACACGTGGCAGAACAACTGGAACGCCCTGGGTGTGGAGGCCGAGGCCGAGGGTACGGGCGACTCGCGCGACTGGCCCAAGGTCCAGATGGACTCCTACGCCCGCGGCGTCGCCGCGCTGGCGAAGGCGTTCGGCATCCCGAACGGCCGCGTGCTCGGCCACAAGGAGATCGCCTCGGCGGTCCCCGGCGGGAAGCCGAACGGCCGCAAGATCGACCCCAGCTTCAACATGGACGCGTTCCGCGCCGCGGTCGCGAGCAGCCACACCACCCCGACTCAGGAGGTCCCCGACATGGACGCCACCCAGGCCCGACAGCTCAGCGAGACGCGCGCGCTCGTCGGCCACCTCAAGTCCCTGCTCGACGAGGTGCACGCCGGCACCGCCCCGAAGATCGACAAGACCGCGGAGATCGGCGGCGAGAAGATCACGCTCCGCACGGCGATCAAGGAGACCCGGCTCGCCGTGACCGGGCAGCTCGCGGCCGCCGTGCAGCGCGGCGTCACGAAGGCGCTGGCCGACGTGACCGGCGTGGACAAGGTGGCGCTCACCAAGGGCGTCGTGGCCGAGGTCAGCAAGGCCGTCGAGGCGCTGACCGAGGGCACCGAGTACGTCCTGACCCCGAAGGAGAAGTGACCCATGAGCCACCTTGAGCCCGACAACTCCGAGATCCTGACCTTCGACCCCGTCGAGCTGCCCAGCATGTACGCGAAGGCGATCGTCGCGATCCTGACGGCTGTCCTCACCGTTCTCGCCGCGGCGCTGACCGACGGCGTCGTGGTGCTCGACGAGCGGCTCGGCATCGGCCTGGCACTCGTGAACGCGATGGCGGTCTACCTCGTGCCGAACCTGCCCTCGGGTGTGGGTCGGTACGCGAAGGCGATCGTCGCCGTCTTCGGCACCGCGCTCCAGGCCGCGATCCCGCTGATCGTCAACGGCACCCTGCCAGCCTCGTCCTGGCTCATGGTGCTGATCGCTGCGCTCGGCGCGTTGTCGGTGGGCATCGTGCCCAACCGCGTGCTGGAGCTCGCCCCGGTGCGGACCCTGACCAACGACTGACTGTCGGTGGCTCGCGGTATCCTGGCCTCGGCGTGAGGGGCGGGGTAGCTCAGGGGCAGAGCGGCGAGCAGCCGGCCTAGAGCCTCGCATGGACCCCGGTTCGATACCGGGCCCCGCGTTACCTCGCGCCACCAATGGGAAGCACCGGAGAGCAGCGCCTCAAAGGCTTTCAGGCTCCGGCACTGCGCCCCCATCGTCTTCGGACGGTGGGGGCGCTTTCGTGCGCACGGGGTCAGCCCGCCCGCCGCCCGCTGTGCGTCTGCGGGTGGTGCCCGACGCCGTCGGGGTCGTATCGGGCTGCGAACGGGGCGCCGGTCGGGTTCGGCACGGGGATGTGGATCGTGAGCAGCGCGGCCGTGTCCCCGTACGCGGGCACGCCGCCGTCGCAGTGCCGGCGCCCGTCGAGCGGGTCGCGGTCGGCCGTCCAGAGGTACCAGCCGCCGCGGACCTGGCGCAGGGTGACCATGAAGTGGCAGAACACGCACTCGCGGATCGTCGCGCCGGGGGTGGGCATGGGGGCGTACGTCGGTGTCGAGGCCCGGTCCGCGGTCATGGCGGCCATCCTTCCACATCACCCCTGTCCGGATGGGTCCGGATCGGAGACCCCCGAAGAGACTTTAACTGAACGTGCAACTGAAGTGACCTCCGAGAATCGGTGCCCCGTGCAGGACTTGAACCCGCGACCGAGAGATTATGAGTCTTTCGATTGGTACCCTGGTGACCAGGGATCGGCCTCGGGATCGGCAGAATCTAGCCATCTACAGTTACAGGGTCCAGACTGGTCGGGACTGGTTCAGACTGAAGTAGTTTCCTGAAGTAGAAGACTGGAGTCCCGATGGCCACGAAGAAGCCCAGACCCCGCCGCGAGAAGGGCGAGGGGAGCGTGTACCAGCGCGGCAGCGACGGCCTGTGGATGGCCGAGCTCGGCCTGCCCAACGGGAAGCGCAAGTACCTCTCGTCCAAGACCGAGGAGGGCGTCAAGGCGAAGCTCCGCACCGCCAAGCGCGAGCTGGCCAAGGCGGGCAACCTGCCGACGTCGTCACCGACGATGGCGCAGTGGACGACGACGTGGCTCGCCGACAAGAAGAAGAACCTCAAGCCCGGCACGTACGTGGACTACGAGCGCAAGATGCTCAGCTACGTGGTGCCGACCATCGGGCGCATCCGGCTGGAGCGGCTCACGGCCGACCATGTGCGGCGGGTGCACGACTACGTCACCAAGGAGCGCGGCCTGTCCTCGACGACGGCGCTGACGACCCACCGCATCCTGGCCAAGTGCCTCACCGACGCGGCCAGACAGGGGCGCGTGGTGCAGAACGTCGCAACCCAGCTCGACGCGCCCCGGAAGGCCGTGAGCAAGCGGGGGGCGCTGTCTGCCGACGATGCCACCACGCTCCTGGTGGCGGCCGCGCAGGACCCGATGGCCGCCGTGCACTGGTCGCTCGCGCTGATGGCCGGGCTGCGACCGGGGGAGAGGCTGGGGCTCACGCGCGAGCAGGTCGACCTGGACCGCTCGATGATCACCGTGTCCTGGCAGTTGCAGCGCCTGCGTTGGGAGCACGGGTGCATGCCCGGCGGCCGGCCGCCCGCCAAGGGCGAGGCGTGGGCGTGCGGGCGTAGCCGGGGCGGCTCGTGCCTGAAGCGCTGGGTCGACGTGCCGCCGCACCAGGAGGCGGTCCGGGTGGACGGGGGTCTGTGGCTCACGCGCCCGAAGTCGCGCGCCGGCTGGCGCGAGGTGCCGATGGCCCCGCCGCTCGCCGCCGTGATGCGCCGCCACCTCGAGCAGGCAACGCTCGGCATGCACGGTCTGGTGCTGCACCGCGGGGACGAGGCGCGCCGGCCGATCGACCCGAAGGACGACGGCGCCGCGTGGCACCGATGGCTGGACATCGCCGGCCTGGAGCAGGTGGAGCCGTACACCGCGAGGCACACGACGGCGACGCTGCTGCACAAGCTCGGCGTGCCGGAGAAGACGCGCCAGCAGATCCTCGGCCACTCGGATGCCACGGTGACGATGGGCTACACGCACGTCTCGGACGCCGAGACGGTCGAGGCCATGGCGCGGCTCGGGGATCTGCTGATGCCGCAGCAGATCGAGTCCTGACCGCTCGCTCATCACAGCAGTGATCTGGACGCTCGTCCAGCAGGCGTGAGTCCGGCAAGTGCTGACACGGCGGTTACGTCGGGCGCGGCATTTGCCGGACTCGCGGCGTATATTCCATCCTTTTGCACACACCGCACCACATCGCGCAAATCGAGCGGGTGATGGGCGGGTGAATAGACGTCAAATGCATCGATTGCCCCCGGCGCGTATCGCAGGATTGCCTGCTATGGGGGATACGCACGAGCCGCCCGCACCGACGCGGGGGAACTGTCCAATTACGAGCTGTGGTGCGGCCTGGTGCCTCTTCCACCTGCGACACGAGGTCGGGCAGGTGCGTGGGCCGGGCGAGACGCGACCCCGCGGTTGTCCTCCGGACGTGGTTGGTGCACCTCGGAGAGGTCCGGTCCTGGTGCCGGCGCCGGGACTCCGTTCGGGTGCCCATCGGAGGTCTCGGGCGTGAGGTCGCCGTCGAGGTACTTCGTGTCCAGCAGCGCGGCACGGAGCACGACGTCGTACGGCGTCCGCGTCTCGCGCGCGACCGCCTCCAGCAGCCATCTGGCCGGGAGCTGCTTCACGCCCCGCGTCTTCCACGAGTTGATCGTCTGCGACGCGGTGCCCATCCGCCGGGCGAGCGCCGCCTCTCGCACTCCGAACTCATCCATATGTCGCTGGATGATGTCGTGAAGCTGGCTCATACCTCTGCCCTTTGCGTCCGTCCGGTGTACCGCTCTGGCCCGGCCCCTGGTCTGGGATCGGGCATGTTGGCAGTGCCGCGCATGTACCGGCACGGGGTCTCAACATACCCACCATTCCGCCACTTGCGGAAGACGCAACACGCCGTCGTGTACCGAACTGACGCAGCCTGCGGGTGATCTGGACGCAGATGCTTGACAGATGCGACATGTACCGGCAGGCTCTGTACATGCGAATCACACACCCGCCGACGCTCAAGGCGTTGATCCGGCAGCGAGGGCTCACGTATGCAGCCCTCGGGGCTCAGGTCGGGTGCACCGCGCCGTTCCTGTGCCACCTGGCCCAGGGCCGCCGCAGTGGCGCGACCCCCGAGCTCGCCGAGCGCATCGCGGAGGCTCTCGACGTCGACCTCGACCTCATCTTCGTGGACTCGACTACCGCAGACAGCGGTAGTTCCGACCGCGACCAGCAGCACGCCGCCTAGTCCAGACGCACCAAGGGCCCGGCTCCCCTTCACAGCAGCCGGGCCCTCCGAACGAACAGGAGAAGCATATGCCGAACCTCGGCACCCTGATCAAGAACCTCCTCATCGAGGAGGGCCACGACGAGCCCGTGGGCCAGCTCGACCGCTGGGACGGCGTCGGCACCGAGGCGAAGGACTCGGACCGATGACCGGCGACCTCCTGGACCTCCAGGCCATCGGCGCCGAGACCATCGCGGCGTTCGCTCCCGAGGACGACGGCACCGTGGCCGAGGCCCTGGCGCCCGTCGAGGTCCCGCGGCGTTCCAGCTCGCAGGCCGGCCTCGCGTCGCTCCGCTACGGGGTGGTCGCGTGAACGTCGTCCAGCCCTTCGTGTTCGACGGCGCCGAGGTTCGCGTCGTGACCCAGGACGGCGAGCCGCGGTTCGTGCTGACCGACCTGTGCAGGGTCCTCGGCATCCTCAACGGCCGCATGGTCGCCGCACGGCTCGACGACGACGTGAAGGGTGTCAGCCAGATTGACACCCCTGGCGGCCGTCAGCGCGTCACGACCGTCAACGAGGCGGGCATGTACGACGTCGTCGTCCGGTCCGACTCGGCGGCCGCCCGCCCGTTCCGCCGCTG